AAAGCATCCAGGGCTGATTGCTTTCGAATATTAAACGATATACTTCTGCGGCACTGAGTACATCAACATCACCATTTTCCCAATCGATAGTAATGTCAGTGCCGATCTCTTGATTCATTACACTTTCGTATTCTTCTGTGCCGAACTTGCCTTCCCAAGCGGCCGCAAAACTCTTGTTCTGCGCCATTTTAAGCTCAATGTATTCGTCTGTACGTGTTTGACGTAGTTGTCCTATGATAGTTTCTGGACCCATATTCAATGCTCTAATGGCTGACGGATATAGCGAGTTAATATCTAATGACCCAACCCAGTCTTGCAATCCTTCTTTAGGATGTGCAACATACGCACCAGCGGCCGCACTATCCTCTCGATCGTCCATTTTAATACGATTAGGAACAACGAATCCTCTACGATGAGCTTCATTAATGATGGCCTGTTCAGTAACAGCTACAGCACCCATTGTAGTTTGTAGTAGTACTGTATTTTCATGTGCCAGTGTGTTAGCTAGGTCTAGGAATTTAAGTTTTTTATCTAGCTTTTCTAATAGCATGCAGTCGTTGATGTTGTATTCAACGAATGTTCTAAAATCATTGTTATAAAGTTGATCTAGCGTACCTTCGTATTGTGTTTTACGCTCACCTAGTTCATATTCTGCGATAGCATCTAGTCGATATGTATGACGTTCTTCATATGTATACTTGCGATACAGTTCGAGATAGTCTAAGTGTACACGACCGATATAGTCATAGGTTACTGATTGGCGCCCATATTTTTCATATTCTCGACGCTTAGGAAACTGATCAAACAAACAGAAACGTCTTGTATCTTCTTTACTGAGCACTTTGATAACTCTATTTGTTGTATAAGGAATATCAAAGCCTTCACTGTTCCAACCGCTTAATATATCTGCATCTTTGATTAAATCTAAGAACATGTTTAACAATTCTGCTTCGTTGTCAAACAAATATGTGTTGGGAAAATCTTTAACCATTTCTACAGCATCTTCCATTTTCAATCCCTTAGGGGGAATCGCCAAACATACCATAGTTTCTAGCCATTGCAGATAAACAGCAATCGCGGTAATGGGCATGAACGCATCGTCTGGGCTAGCATAGCCACGTTCTGGATCAAAGTCTACCTCAATATCGAAAAATGCAGTATGTAGTTTAGGAGGATCTGCGTTAAGATAATTTTCTGATAGGGTAACAAATATGGGATTAATATCTGCTTCGTATAGAGTCTTGCCACTGTTAATGGCTTGTTCTTTTCTAAGTTCTTTGGTATTTTTACAAACGATCCGTTGTACAGGTTCTCCGTAAATCGAAGTGTGTTTACCTCTAGGATCTTTTACATAGAAAGTGTGACGAACAGGAATGTCACGAAATTCCCTTTCACCTTTCTTATTGCGCTCAACGATCTTAATAATATCATTGTCGCGGTCAAACCATGCGTCTACATAAGACATATATACTCTTCTCCATGCAATTTACGGCTTGCAAATACCATCTTTGCTGTTTGTGGCCAGCTGACCTTTCTATTCAATACTTATTTAGATTTTTTTAGTAATATCTAAAATTGCTTCAATCTCTGCCCAATCTTCATTATGCGCAGTCCAGTCACCCTTGTGTGCGATCTTAATTGCACGATTGATAACTGACGGTTTGATTTGTAATTCTTCTGCTACTGCCTTAACTGTTTCTTTTAAGCCTTCTGTTAGATCCTCTACTTCACGTAGTACTGTGGAACCTTCATTAATTAGTCGTTCCAATTTTGCCTTTTCTTCTGCTCCGTAATTGCGTCCTGACATGTAAGTCTCCTTTATAGCCTATTATATAATAATTTATCAGTGTGTGTCAAATTTTAGAGGTGGAAATGGCAGAAATAAATCTGCCATTTTTCTTTAACCTCGAGCTATTTTAAGCCAGCGAGCTAGTTCATCATTTTCGGTTACCGGACCATTAGTTGGATCACCTGCATATACAGTTCCTGATTTAAGATCCGTTCCTGGTAAATTTACAGTACCGGTTATTCTAGGATCGTTTGGTGCTGGATTGGAATCTTGTCCCGAACCGCCGGGGGGAGTGCAACTAGCTAAAGCCGCATCCATTACTTCTTGCGCTCTCATAAGGGCTTGTGCTACAGCAGGATCTGATACTCCGCCTTCGAAAGATCCATTTTCTTTATTCAGTGCATCCATCTCAGCTTTGATCTGTCTAATCAAGTCCATTTGTTCTAGACTACAAATTGGCTTTGTATTAGCTGGATTAGCATCTTGCCCACTCTTAACACAGCTCTTTCCGTCTGGACTCAATACATATCCAGCTGGGCACTTACCATCTGGTCCTGGAGGAACTGTTGTTGGTCCCACTGGTGGAACTATTGTATTCGGTGGTGTGTCAGTATCGTGGCCTCCGCCTAGCAACCCAACTAGTCCTATTAGTCCTAGTAAACCTAATAATCCGCCAGACCATTTAACTTTGCCTTTGTTGCGTTCCCACCAACTACCAATGGCTTTCTTATCTCCTGTTACAACAGCTTGTTCTAGTTCTTTAGCAACAACGGGTCCTGCTTCTTTTTCCACTTCAGCTACGACTTTCGGTGCCGCTTGTTTTTCTGCGGCAGTGATTGGCCCAGAACCATTTATATGAATATTTATAACCGGATTTGCGTTCTGGGTTATATTGCCGCCGTTCATGCTTTGATTGCCGCCGTTCAAACTATTTTTATCAACATTACTATTAGAGGAAACTTTAGGCTCAGATGTAGGAACTTTAGGTTCAGCTGTAGGAACTTTAGTGTCTTTAGGCATTATTAAACCGCCCGGAGTACGTTCTACTTCTCTGCCTAATCCGCTTTTAGATGCCTGGCTCACTAAATTAGCTAGTTCCTGATCAGACATTCTAGCTAATTCACCGCCACCCTTACCTAGCAATTTTTCTAAAGCAGATCCGGGCGATGGTGCTTCATCTAATCGTAACAATCTATCACGTAGTTCAGCTATCTTTTCGGATTCAGATATTGCCGTTGTTGAAATTTTTGATTCTGATTTAGGAGCTATTTTCGCCATAGCATCTATAGTGGCCGGATCCAATCGACCGGTAGCAGGCACTTTAAGACTAGTTTGCATAGTCTTTAGGACGTTAGGGTCCATTTTTGCTAGTCGATCTACTAGTTCTTGGCTAGCGCCACCTGTTACCTTAGTATCCCAGTATTTCTTGAGTTCGCTAGCACCCATCGCTGTTCCAAGATTTACGCCGGCATCGACACCAAATCTAGCAGCCTTGGCAGCCATGCCACCGCCTTTTACTAGAGCTCCGGCTACTTGAGCACCGGGGATAGGGGCTCCGATTGTACCTACTATTTCACCGGCATCATACACGCTAGGATTCCATTCTTTGTGGAAGATAGGATCTGTGAATTTAATACTACTCGCATTAGCCTTAGCTCTAGCAGTATTAGCCATTTCTTTTTCTAATGCGGTCTTATAGTCTTTTTCTACTCCCAACCCTGCTTTAGCACGAGCTAGTAAGTTATCACCATAACCAAATGTTATACCATTGCCTATACCTCGAGCGGCAGCGCCTGCATCAGTAGTAAATTGATCCATACTGTATTCATCTAATGGCACATCATATCCGAAACTTTCCATCAGACCATTTGCTATGTTTGAAAAACCTTCTTTATAAGCAGATACCCTAAATCCGGCAGGTGGCTTAGCTCCTGCTTGTATTAGTGCTTGATATGTATGACTTCCAATAATGCCATCTACTTTTAGATTACCGTCTGGTTGAGTTTGAGCATCTTGTCTTGGATCTTTACGTCCGGTTTGAAATGCTCTGATCTCGGCATCGGTAGTGGGCCATTTAACACTGCCAGCTGGAGCTGGATTAGTATCCTGACCCGGAGTAGTTGTGTTAGGAGTAGTTGTGTTAGGAGTAGTTGTGTTAGGAGTAGTTGTAGATGGTTTTGCAGGATCTGGTTTTGCAGACTTTAATTGATCTACTAATTGACCTAATTTTTCAATATGCTGTTGATTAAATTCACGATGATCTTCTTCTGTATTAAATCTTGCACTTTGATTACGAATCTGTTGGTCGTATTTGTCACCGCTAACACCAGTCAGACTACCAATCATAGATGAACTTTGACTATTTGGGGGGATTAGCCCCATTGGGCCTAACTGCATATCAACATCTTTACTTGGTGGAAAGAATGTTCTATTACCGGTATTATCAACGTAATGACCGTCAACTGGATCGTATAAACCGGGCAATTTATTTTGCACTGCTAGATTAGCGATTATTTTTGCACGAGCATTTGCATCGGGATTCTGCCCAACTGCGGCTTGAACATCTCTTAGACGGAATTCGTCCAACTGTTCGATGCTCTCTAATTTGGTCATTAGGTCTCTAATATTCATATCTTATCCTATATATCTTACAATGTACTTATTTATTCTAAATTCCTACTGATCTTAGATCGGCGCTTAGGAGCTATCCCTGCGCCAGTTTGGCGAGCCTTTTTAAGCTCTGCTATACCGTGTGCGATCTGTGCGGCACGTCCGGCTAGTGTTTGCATAACTCCGCCAGTGGTAAATTCTTGAGCCATGCGTTGCCATACGAGAAGTTTGCCCTCTAGACTCATTGTTTTCATGCTATTAACATCATCTGCTAGTCTAAGTATATCGTGATTAGCCATGTTGATTACTGTTTCTAGAGGATGAGTATTAGATTTGTCATAGGAAACGTCTGGATTATGTACATCTCTATCTGGTTGATCATATATAGGACTTTCTTTTAATCCTATTTCTGTGTACATTTGGTGTAGCTCATCATCGCTAGCTAGCTCTAAATGGCTTAAATCCCAGCCAGTTTTTCTAGCAATACGGCGTATCATACGATATCGTTTCATTCTATCCATAGTGCTCGGTGTTTCCTCTAATCCTAATTGATCTCGTCCATCGTGCCCTAACACATTATCTTGTGGACCTGGACCTGTTGATAGAACTTTGGCATGTGATAGCTCTCGTGTTTGATAGTGTTCGGCTAGAACAGAAGCTATTTTGATTAATTTTGTAAATTCTGCATCGTCTAATATCTTACGAGCTTCTTGCCAATTAGGAAAACCTTCTTTGACAGCTACACAATCGAGGGCCATGTTTCTAACTTCATTCATTGGCAATGGCAAAGATTTCTGACCAACAGCTTGTGCAGATTTTTTTTGTTTCTTTAATTGATCTTTATACCAATTAGTATAATGTCCGATCCATTGTCGAGTTCTTCTAGCTTGTATAAATTCTAACCATCCTTGATGAGATCCTAATATTTGATGTTTTCTTTCTTCTCTTTTTCGAGGATCTTTAATATTAGCTAAGGTAGCAGATAGTGCATACATTTGACTAATATAAACAGTTACACCTCGTCCACCAAAATATATATCTGCCATCGGTTCATATTTTGCAAATGCTGATTTTATAGTCTCAGTATTTTTAATAACATCGCCATTTTCAACTGGTTGGTGGTCATGGTGATGTTGATGATGTGCAGGTTCCTCCGGTTCACTAGGTGTGAATGCTGGTGGTTGTTGAGATAGATTGTTATCCATATTTGGTTCAACTTCTTCAAATACGTTAACTAATTCATCATGTGACATATTTCTTACAGGGTTAGCTCTTGTTGCTTTTATAGGCTTACCGGTAATTTTACTCATAGCACTATCGGCAGCTGTAGTATTTGCAGGTTCGGCAACTCCTCTTCCTATATGGTTGACATTACGTCTATATCTATTATTAGTTGGAGTTCTAGTAGCAGGTGCTGTAGCAGGTTTAGGAGCTTGTGTAACTTGATATGGAAATTTAGTAGTCGCCGGAACTGATGCAGTAGGTACGCTGTACGATACGCTACCTAGATTTTGTGAATATGATTTTGCAGGTTGCTCTTTAGCACGATGTACAGTAGCTGGCATTTCTGCTCTTGCTCTCGGTTGAGTTAGTTGACTAGTCATCTGTGCTAGAGCATTGCTAGTAGAAGGTTGCTCTTTAGCACGATGTACAGTAGCTGGCATTTCTGCTCTTGCTCTCGGTTGAGTTAGTTGACTAGTCATCTGTGCTAGAGCATCGCTAGTATTCGGTTGTTCTTTAGCACGATTTACTATCGCTGGCTTAGATAATTGATTAGCCATATGTGTCATAGCATTGCTAGTAGCAGGAGCTTCTGGTTCTAAAGCACGTTGCACAGGTCTGGATGGAGTTTTAGTAACAGAAGATTTTGATTTAGGCTGTGATGTTACACTCGGTTCGGGTTGACTAACAGGCTCAGTGGCACGTTTTAATTTTTCAGGTTCGACATTACCGGTATGGTCTTTAGCTATTTCTTTGCGACCTGTGTCGTGATCTCTTTCTATTTCTTGTGCGGCTACAGCGGCATCTTGATCAGTGATTTCGCCGCTAGCAACTTTGGCATTTAGATCTCTAAATCTCTTTTCAGTATTAGTTAAAAGATCCTGCAGTTGAACATACATGTCCATTTGACGATCTATAGTTACCTGTTGTTGTTTAGCAGTATCTGCTAGCTCGCTTGCGGCCGCTGCCATTGCTTCTATATCGCCTTCGTCTCCGGGACTCATTTGATGAGCCTGTTGTAGGAAACGATTTGCTTTAACGCTTAATTTATTTGTATTGAGCTTGTGTGCATGTTCGTTATCGTCATCGTCACGCTCTTTAAACTCACGCATTAGAACACGTTCGGCTATGGTTTGGCTGTACTGTCTTAATAATTGTTGTTTACTAGTTTGTTCTTCGGCAATTTCTTGCTCAACATCGTGGAAAAACTTACGAATACCAGTATTCGTGAACTTTTTCTTTTCTATTTGTGGGGGTTGTTGGTAGTGTTGCATTGCCATTTGTACTGGCAATGTAACTTTATGAGGATTACTTGCTTCGTTAAGTATCTCAACATTGTTTTTATCAATGACTGATAAAAACTTAGCCATGTCATTAGCACCAGCTACAGGCTTTGTAGCAACTCCATCCATCGCCTGTAGTATGCGCTTCATGTCCATTGGAGGATTACCCCAATAGACGTTGTGTCAATGCACGGATTTGATCAACTTCGCGATTTTCAACTAGAGCTGGTTTTTCAGAACGATTTAAACGAGCTAGTTGCTCTTGCATACGAGTAAGCTCTGTCGACTCATTCACTGACTCTTTAAAAGGTTTTCCTGCCTTAGCCGCAGCCTTAGCACGTGAACCCCATACTTCGTCCTTGTTAGACTCTATTTTGCCATCACCATCGTAGTCTTTGTCGGCCTTTTTAGTAACAGCCTTCTTTTCTTCAATGTAAGCAGTAGTTTCTTTGATGTTTTTCCACATAGCGGCAGCGGCAATTTTCTTACCTTTCTCACCACCACCTGCACTCTTAGCTACTTTGTCAAAACTCTTACCAGGCTTGCCAATGTCTCCACCTGCTTTGGCTTTTTTAACTACGGCAGATTTTTTCTCTTTGCTTAGTCCTGCACTTGGCTTACCTTCTGCCATCGGAGCTGGCATTATTGATGGATTGCACTCATACATCTGTCCACCTTGGATAGCTGGGTGACTGTGATAGCATTCTCCCATTGCACCGTGACTGATCTTTCCACCGCATTTTTGGCATTCATCTTTGTGATGCTTCATCAAATCGATGTTACCTGCTTTATGATGCTTGGCATATTCGCTAGCATGATGATGAGCTAGCTCAGCTGGACTCATATTTTCTTTAAGTTTCTTTTTAGCTAGATCATTTTTGCCTTTTCCGTCGGCTGCAAATGCTGGAACACTCTTGCCATTAACTTTTTTCATCGGCATGTTGCCTTCGGGAATTAGTTCATCTTCACTGCTTTTGTTCATACGACGAATAGCGGCTTGTGTGGCTTTCATCTTAGTATGATAAGCTTCTGCTTTAGCAACTACTGTTGGATGTGCGCGATCTCTTGGATGTGCTTTAGCAACATGACCTTGGCCGCCGCAATGACTGCAAGGCTCTGTCATACCTTCATCTAGATCTTTATCGCTACCTGCTCCGTGACCTTTATAACTGTCTGGGAATTGTTTTTCGTGCTTACGACCTTGCTTAGTTTTAGTAACTTTATTACCTGATTTAGTAGTATAAGTGTCACCATCGTTAGCACTATCATCGAACGAATCTTTATCTTTATGCTCTTTACCTTCTTTCATATCGTCACATGTACATTTTTTAGCTGGCTTATGGCATCCAGAACATGTACTTTCCATTTTCATTTTTTCAGCTTGAGTCTTTTTAAGCTCTTTCATCTTGTCCTTGGCTTCGTTTAACATGTTGACAAGTTGAGCTCGTTGACCTTCACTTAGAGTGTGCATAGTTTCAGCATCGCTTAGGTGCTTGCTGTAATCATTGAATTTCATTTCGTACTCAAGATAGTGATATACTGATGCAATATAATCAGCTGCCTTGGTTACCTTAGCTTGAACCCATGATTCTAGTTGATCATCATCATGAAGTTGTTCGAACAACTTTTTACTGTAGCTCGCTAGTTTGTATAGATCTGCTTTAGCCATTTTACCTTGTTGCTCCTTTTCTTCTGGTGATAACTCTAAATGATGATGTTCTGCATCATCTTGTCCACCCATTGCTGGGTCCATATTATCTAAATCTGCCATGTTAAACTCCGTGTTTATCGATATTATATTTATCGTTTGAAGGCTGGTCCGCCGAACAAACTAGTGCTATTTGTATCTAGTGCATTAACGCTTTTTACCTTCTTTTTATTAGCTTTGTTGGCATAATTAGGGTTAGGAACGCTGGCAATGTTAGCTGAACTAGTAGCACCTACAGTTGCCGACTCCGATATGCCATGTTTCTTAGCTCTAGCTATGCGAGCATGAAGATGATGTAATCCATGTTCCATCGAACGTGCTTCGCGTTCATTGCGTGAAAGATTTTGTTCACGATCTGCATACTGCCAGCTGTTTCCGCCTAATGATTTGTATTTGGCTAACATTTCTGCGTACTCAGCTTCTAATTGAGGAAGATTAGCATGATCCTGTACAGTTGCATCGTGTGCTTGCTGACGCACTGAAGCACGTTCAGCTTCACGTTTTTCATCGTCTTGACGGCGCAGTTCGTCATGTTCTGGGTCACCATGCACACGCAAATTTTTAAATTTAGGATTAGTTTGTTGTAAGTTTTTAAAAAACGATGCCATATCGTTTTCTACTAATTCTCGCATTCTCATTTTTTAATTCCTCTAAAGCCATTGCCTACAGCTAGTTCCCCGCCCATAAATTTAGGCAAACTAAACCATAACTTAAACCATTCATCTGTTCCTGGCTGTATATTCTGTTCACGCTCTATGATCTTCTTTTCTGTACCAGTTATACTGATATTACTTCCGCCATAAGGTTGCAGTCCTGCATATTCAGTGATTCCTGCTAACTTCTTAAGACGTGCTAGATCATCCATTATTTTAAACTCGAGCGTAGCATCCAACTGTGCTTTTTATGTGCATCTTGACGATCTGCTAAAAAGTTACTAAGTCCGTGATCTCCATGCGCTTCGGCCATGTCGAAGGTAATGCGAAATATTTCACTCATCTTTTCGCTGTCTGCTAGTAATTCCTGTAACATGCTAGTCCAGTCTGGTACTTTGTTTTCATCTTCTACTGCTGTAAGAAGGCTGAATCTCTGTAGGCTAGCTGGAGCATATACCTGTAATGCACGTAGATGTTCGGCAAACGTGTCGATACTACCATAAACTTCTTCGTATATGGTTCCAAATAGTCCGTGTAGTTGTGTAAACAAAGGACCTTCTACATTCCAATGGAAGTTATGTGCTTTTAGATAAAAACTAAATTCACTAGCAAACGCTGTTTTCAAACTTAAATGATATTTGTTATTGTCTTCCATTATACACCGTATCTATTCTTTTTCTTTCGAGCAGTTGTACTAACCTTGTTAATATAATCTGGCTCTTTGCTGTCTCTTGAAGTTAATGTTTTACCTTTAATCCCCATTTCTTTTTTGCTTTTATCAATTATCTGTTGATCAGCATCAGTATAAGCCAGCGTAGTAAATTGATTACCAAGCGGTCCCCTAGGAGCCATGTTTTGATTTCCTGGACTACCGGCCATGTGTACCCCAAATCTATACATGTCATAGTACCAGCTAGGCATTTCGGGAAAGGTTTGCATACCTACTATGGCAGATTCGTGATCTTTATGTAGCTTTCCGCTAGACTGGTTGTGCGATCCACCGCTACCGCTGTAACCGCTAGTGTCACCACCACCGTCATCTTCGTAAAGGAATTCTCTAGCTCTCATTATACACCATACTTGTTGCGAGGTTTCTGAGCCACAGGACTCTTTTGATTAACAGTTGACAATTCTAAACTGTCTTTAGATGTTCTCAATTTAACTTTATGTCCTTGACGTGCAATCTCTTTGTCAAATCTAGCGTGTTCTTCAGGTGCAAATGGCATGAAGAACGGGTGTTTACCGATATTATCAGCTACTGCAATATTACGATCACCTGCCGCAAGTCCTAGTCCTAGTCTATATACTCCATAGAAATCGCTTGGTAAGTCTTCTACACTAAATGCTCCGGGCATCGCGGCTTTTGCTTCGTCGGACAAGTCTCCACGAACGCTACCGTATTCTGTATTACTTTGATGTTGACTGTGTGTATCGTGTGGGTGTAGTGGAGTTTTCGGAACTCCTAATTCCCCTGATGGGAACGGTTCAGGCTTGTATGCTTTATGGGGTTGTGTTTTTTTACTAGATTTTTCTATCTGTGCGAGAGTCTTACCTTGGCGTTTAACTTTGCCTAGGACAACTTGATTTTGCTCAACAATGAATTCTTTAGCTCTCATTATACACCGTACCTATTTTTCTTTTTCGCAGCCACAGGACTTATTTTATGTACAGTCTCGGGCTCACGACTAGGGCTACGTGGCCTAACCTGATCGTATTCTGTGGGTATAACTTTTTTAACCTGATTAACCATTTTGTGTTCTATATCAGTATAAGGATGGAATGTCCAAAATGGGCCCATCCAACTTTCATGGTCGATATCAAGTTTTTCATTACTACCATTTGCCATAGCCAACGCCAAGCCAGTGCGATATTGATGATAACTAGGATTATATCCTCCCGGATCGCGTTGACGACTAAACCCCTGATGAACAGCATCATGCTCTTCATGAGTGGTTCCGGTACTTTCAAAGATAAATTCTTTAGCTCTCATTAGACACCGTATCTATTCTTTTTCTTTTGAGCAACAGGGCTTACTTTATTACCACCTTCTGCTTCGTTGCTCACGCCATCGGTTATGTGTGTAATAGATCCTGCACCTACTGCTTTCGCAGCCATTTCAATTTTTTCCATCTCGGCATCTGTATAAGCAGTAATCAATGGATCCCCGCTCATTGCACCTGCACGTGGCATATTAGGATTAGCCAATGCTAGACCAAATCTATATTGCATATACGGGCTACCATTGGCTTTATTCATGCTAATGTTAGGAATGCTCACAGCATTCTTCAATGCTTGTACATGCACGTGATGTAGCTCTTCTGCTCCTTTTCCTGCAAACGGAACATCGTTTTCTGATAAAAATTCTCTTGCTCGCATTTTTCTAATCCAATGATTTGCTTCTTTTATATTTAGCGGTTCCGCAGGAGGCTGTTGCGCAATACCCATACCCCTCTTCGAGACATCCATTAAGTGATTGATCCAATCTGGGCTTAGTTTTTGAGCACCATAATTCCCAGTATTAAATGCATTATCCCACATGGCAAACGCTTGTTCAGGACTGTGAGTTTTTAACGCCTTACGTAGTGTAGTGAAACTTACTCCAGTGCCACCGGTCTCTGCGGCACGTTCAGTAACTTGGGGTACTACTCGAACATGCTCGTATCCTTGGAATTTATTAACAGCCTTCATTAGAGCGGCAGCCATGTTATTAGCCATTGTTTCTCTATCTTTGCCTACTACGATATAAATCGTATCATAGCGTGGCGGTTTATCTTTCAATGGGTTAATAAGCTCGTGTTTAACTTTTTGTAAGAGAGTTCCGCCTTCCATAGTCACTGTGCTAATATGATTAGCATACTGCGGATACAACATGTGCCATGTTTTAAGTTTATCTGGAACTGGAATAGGATCATCTTTTCCTTCTGCATTTCCTAAAAACAAGTAAGGATCACCGCCAGTTTGTTTAGCTAATTCAACTGCATGATTGAATAGTTGTTGATGTCCTATATGTCCAACCGCACTTCCTATAGCCACTACAGCAGTTTTAGTTTGGCCTCGAGGACGTTCTGTTCTTGCACTGGCTTTGGCCGCATTTTTAGCCGAGATAACATCTCGTTGTTCTTGGCTAGTAACTTTGATAGGTCCAAGTCGGCTATTGATAACAATACCTTCGTAATTTTGTCCTAGCATATCTTTACCGATAATGTTAGGATCATTGATGATAGCTTTTTCTAAAGCGATCTTAACTGGTTCTAGTTTAGCTTCTACTTCACGTCTAAGTGTTACACTAGCTCTATCTCTCTTAGTAGCAGTATCTGAAACTATGCTCTTAAGTTCTTCAACATTGTCTAGTATGTTGATAATCTCTGTAACATCTAACGGTTGTTTTTGTTGTAGTTTATTGCTCAAAAACATAATCTTACCCTGCTGACCAAGACTAGTTAGCTGTTGAATGATCCTATCAGTATCGGGTAAATCTTTACCTGTTGTGGCATCAGTTACACGGAAAGGAACTAGAACTATCTTCACTCCCTCGGGTAACTTGTCATAGTGTATACCTACAAATTTTAGTTTGCCTTCCGGAGTTTCTGTAGCAAAATTTATATCTAAAACTTCGCAAGTAACTTGTCTGTTAACTAAAAAGTGATCTCCTAGATTGTCGTCAACGATCCTGATGGCATCCATATAATCATTAAACTGTTCATCAAACTTTTTGCTCATTGCTACGCTATCCGGACCCATAGCATCTAATGCTTGTTGGTCAGTAATTGAAGCTAGACTAGGATCACTATCATCTATTGATTTAGGATCAGCTATACCATTCTGTTGTGCAAGAATACGCTTTTTAAATCTTGCTATATTTCCTTTTAGGAATCCGCCTACATATCGAGGCTCAGTGCGGCTTGTACCCATGAAAGGTCTGCCATCTGCACTCTTGCCGAATCGTCCACCCATTCCATCAACTTTTACATTAAGAGGAATATTTGCTAGTTGGAAACGACCATTACCATCGTGTATTTCGTCAACTAGGTCTAGAAAGTCTGCGGCTTTTAAATCGTGTAAATGCGGCATGCCTTTTCGTAACTGTGCCTGTACTTCTGCTTCGTTTAACTGTTGACCAGCATGCCAGTCGGACCATGTTCCTGCGGCTACTGCATTCTTTCTTTCACGTCCATACTGTATCTTCTTACCTGCTTGATCTGGAGTTGGCTTGTACTCACGTTTAAATTTTTCTAAGTCTAAGAAATCACCTTCATATTCTGCGGCCATTTTTTCAGCCACAGGGCGTAGACGCATTAGATCTAATCTTTCTAGCATCTGATCAATAGCGGCAAATTTAACATCAAAGTCGCCTTTAGGATCATCACGTTCGATCATTTGACTACCTGTCTCAAAACAGATCTCAAAGAAACGTTTTACTGTTTCCTCTTGCTGTTGCGGAGTTAGTGTTTTCATCAATTCGACTGTGCCTAAGAAACTCCACTGTAGTTTGCTTTCTTCTGGAGTAGGTTCATGTCCGAACAGTTTAAAAAATTGACTGTGTAGACTTTGATCATACACACGAGTCTCTGGTTTCGCTACTTGCATCACTGGCAAGTGCTTGTCGTGATCTTCTGGATGTGGTAATTCTTGTGGTTGATCATTTTCGTCGTTAACTTGACTATATGGCTCGCTTAATCCGCCACCTTGCTTGCCCGACACTCCAAACGAATATTTTGAAAGATACTCGGGTGTCACAGTTGTTACTTTAGCCTTACCACGACCCTCTGATGATTTTAGATGAGCATGTACTTTGATAGCACCAGCTAATGCTCTGTATAGATATTTGTGGAACACACCTTTAACATTGTTCGATACATCACTCCACTCTGAACTATGACTAAATTTGAACCATTCATTAGGTACTCCGTTTTCATATTCTCCAAATTCAAAGTCTATCTGTACTTTTATTGGAGGATTAGCAAACTGAAACAACCCATTAAATTGTTCGTTACCACTGCCGAAGCCTAGGAATACAGTATCACCTATTTGTTTATGTGTATGCTTTGTTAAAAATTCTTTAACTTGTGGTTCTAAATCTCTATCTACTTGCGTATCGATATCACCGACTTTAGGCTTCCAATGAGAAAACTCTTCGTCACTAATACCTTCTGTATTAAAAAAGTGTAGACTACTTCCACTAAGAAATTCTCTGCTGGCTAGTAAGCCAGGTTCCCAAAGATTCTTTTTTGTTTGTTTATGAAATGCTAGATTAATGTCGTGTAGTAACTTATTTAAAAGCCCAACCATATATGTGCGGTTGTGTACTTTTAAATCTATCTTGTCGGCATAATGTACAGGTTCGCCCTTCTCTGCATCACCTATACTTAGGTTACCACCTTCGATGATTATTCGTTTGGGACTGATAAACAGCTCGCGTAGTAGCATGCTTAGTCCTTGTACTTGCCTTCGGCATGATGCTGAGTGTGCTCATCATATAATAGTTCGCATACTTGTTTAACTGTATCTTCATCTAAGTCGTCTGGTAATTCGCGTATTGGGAATTTTCTAACATAAACTTTATATGCGTCTTTTACTGCTTCTTTGAAAATCGAAGGCTTTGGATGACCTTTTCCTTCCTTCATATCGAGGAATTTAGCTAGGGCAGGGTATGTGTAACGACGATAGCAATGATCATCATGATCCATATAATGCGCTAGATCCTCGGCTAGATCGTAGTCGATTACTCGACGGCCATCGTCTTCGTGTTTTACAAAGTCCGTATCTTTGAAAAAAGTACCTTCTAATAGTTCTCTTAAGCGCATTTTTAAACCCGTTTTAGTAAATCAGCAGAAATCTCTGCGGTTAGAGTATTTATCGCTTTAGCTTTTAACGATGCGCTCTATTTTAGATATACTTTCGCCGAGATGCATCTTGGCTAACAGTAAATTATTATCACCTGTGATATAGCAATGTGTTCCGCCCCAACTACGTGCTTTTTGTAGATCTCGTATACAGCTCTTAGTCAGCTTACATTTAGGACTATTTTCAGCCCACTCTATAAATGCTGGGTTAGGATGTAGAGTTTTACCTAGAGTAATACGATAATCGTAGTCCATTTTAGGCATAACGATGGTATTTTCTGCTAGGTTTGTGTTTGCCGCAGGTTGGCTAATATACTTGACCTTGGTATTATCTAATTTACTTAACTTATCTATCTGCTTACGATCGTTAGTATAAACAGTGATCCAGGGTGCTTCTACTCTAATATCAATATCGGTTAATTTTTGCAAAGTTGATGCTAGCAGTAGAGCATAGTCTAAGCCTTCTTGAGTCTTTATGGTGTTTACACCACTTGACCCTACAGATAATCTAGATATCTTTTCAAAAAAGTCCCCACTACGAAACCAAGTAGCGCCGTCAAGTTTCAGTACTATCTTATACTGATACTTTCCTTTGAATAGTTTTGTAGTGGTCTTAAATTGCATCTGGCATTTCAACTAATGGACTTGTAGAATCTACAGTCAATAATGGGACCTTAGATTCCTTGGCCTTAGCCACTAAACTGATCTTGTCATCTGCTACGGCAATAGTTAGCCATCCGCCATTCTTTAAGTCACCAAATAGCATTAGGCGAGCTAGATCACGCTTAATTTCCTTGTCAATGACACGTTGTAAAGGACGAGCACCCATCTTGCTATTAAAGCCCTTGGTTAACAACCATTCTGTAGCTTCTTTATTAATCTTAATACGGATACCTTTTTCTTTAACTTGATCGCGAAGTTCGTCGATAAATTTACCAACAATCTTGATCATAGTATCTTTGCCAAGTTTGTTAAATGTTACAATACCGTCTAATCGATTACGGAACTCAGGAGTAAAGAATTTTTTCAAGTCTTTATCACTATAGTCCTTTTCCTGACCACCAAATCCGATAGCGTTCTTTTCAGCATCCGACGCACCGGCATTAGTAGTAAGAATAAGGATCAAGTTACGACAATCTGCTTTCTTACCATTAGATCCAGTAATAAACCCGTTATCCATTAGCTGTAACAAGACAGTCATAACATCCGGATGTGCTTTTTCAACTTCATCTAGTAATAATACAGCATTAGGTGCTTCTTGGATCTGTGTAATCAACTGGCCAGCATCTTCTTCAAAGCCAACATAACCCGGAGGACTTCCAATCAACTTACTAATACTATGTTTCTCTTGATACTCACTCATATCAAAACGTAGAAGTTTAACACCTAAGTTGCTGGCTAATTGTTTTGCAGTTTCTGTTTTGCCAGTACCAGTAGGCCCCATGAATACAAAAGATCCGATTGGTTTATTTTCGGATTTTAGACCTGCTTGAGCTACCATAATCTTATCTACCACTTCTTGGATAGCAAGATCTTGACCATAGACTACTTCAGAAAGTTTTTCTTGCAAGGTACTTAGATTAGAACTTTCGGTTTCCATGATCTTTTCTTCAGGCATATTAATCATTTTAGCTAGCTCATATTGTATCTCACGTTCTGTAATGATACGCTCATCTGCTAGTTTAAGATTAAATCGACTACATGCTAAGTCAATCAAGTCAATAGCCTTATCTGGTAGTTTCTTATCCGTTTGATACTTAACTGACAATTTAATTGCCGCCTGCAAAGCATCCTCACGTATTTTAGTATTATGGAAACCTTCGTAGTATTTTTTAATACCTTTGAGGATTTGCAATGTTACTTCGATAGTTGGCTCGTCAACAGTAATGCGTTGGAATCGACGCATCAATGCAAGATCCTTTTCAAAGTGT